GCCCATCGTGGCGCATGTCCGGGTCGGGCTGGAGAAGGCGACCTACGCGAACTACGAGGAGGCGAAGCGGCAGTTCTACCGGAGCACGATGGCTGCGCTCTGGCGGTATCTGGGCAAGGCGCTGACGCGGGCGCTGATCATCAACGAGCCAACCGTCGACGACAAGGAACTGGTCCTTAGGTTCAACACCGGCGACATCGACGAAATGCAGGAGTCCGCGAGCGAGAAGGTGGAGCGCGCGACGCGGCTATTCATGAGCGGGCTTATCACGCGGGGCCGGGCGGCGGAGATCGCCGGGGAGCCGGTGCCACCGCCGGAGTTGGCCGACGTATACGTGCTGCCGATGAACCTGGTAGAGATTTCGGCGACGGGCGAGACGCTGCGGGAGCCGGAATCGGGCGGGCACAGCGAGAACGACGACTGGGAGGAATCAGAGAGCGAAGAAGAAGCCGAAGGCGAAGAGGGGGCCGAAGACGAGAACTCAAAAGAGGACGAGGACTAGGCGATCCGGAAGAGTGAGCAATGGAGCGCAAGCCGGTCAAAGTCTTCGGCGCGAAACGCAGCGGGAACAACCTGATGTTCCTGCTCCTCAGCGCGAACTACGCCGTGGACATGATCGGCAACAAGCGGGGCGGCTGGACGCACGGCAAGTATCGCGTACCGGAGGTCTACGGGCGCGAGGTGGACCTGGTGATTATCGTCAAGCACCCGCTGGCGTGGCTGTGGTCGATGTTCCGCTACGAGGGCGCCGAATCGTTCGGCGACTACGTGCGAACGACTGGCCAGATAGACCGCTGGCACGAACTGTACCGCGACTGGCTCGGCGTGCGGCTGAAGACCTGCCGGAAAGTCGTCGTGCGGTACGAGGATGTGCTCACGGACGCGGAGAAAGAGCTGGCGGTCGTGGCGGCGATGCTGGACCTGGAGCGGCGCCCGCGCGAGTTCTACGTGCCGCAGCGAAAGATGACCAGGCACGGAACCGAAGGCCAGCAGCCCTTCGATCCGTCGTTCTACACGGAGCGGCGGTTCCTGGAGCACTACTCTCCGGGCCTGCTGAAGCACGCTATCGGGCGGTTCGACTGGAACCTGGCGGCGAAGCTCGGCTACGAGCAGGCGCCGCCGTAGGCGTAGGAGACACAGAGTTACGGAGTTGGCGATGTCCGCATGTACTGCCGTGCCCGTGCGGCGATTCGCAGCCAAGGCCCAGGGCGAGCAGGACGATAGGCGCGCGCGGCTCGCCCGGCATCCGGCGGTCATGCGCCGCGCGGCGATGGCCGACCGCTGGTTGACCAAGTGGCGGCGGGCATTGCAGAAGGTCTTTTCCGCGCAGATTGCCGAGGCGGTCGCGCGACTCAGGCGCAGCGGGACGATGCAGGTGACGGCCCGCGACGTAGAGGACTGGGCCGAGGACTACTACCTCGCGACGCGCCCGCTGACCTACGAGACGGTGCTGGCGGGTTTCCGGTTCGCCGAGCAGGAGTTCGACGCCAAGAGCAACGATGTCTACGCGGCCCTGCTGGCAGGCAAGGCGGTGCCCGAAGCGAACGTCGTCATCATCCCCGTAGAGCAGGGCGCCCGCGTTGATGCAGCGCTCAGGGCCGAAGACCCGTTTCTGCTGACGCACGATTTTGCGGGCACGGAGCGGTATCTGCGCCAGGTGAGCAAGAAGGCGGCGGAAACATCGCGCCGTAGGATACAGCGGGTTTTTGACTGGGCCGGTCGGGAGCAGGCGACAATTCAGCAGACCGCATCGCTGCTCCTGGAACGCGGGATTGCAGACAGCCGGACTCGCGCCGATCTCTGGGCGCGGACGGGGACGCTCTGGAGCTACAACGAGGGGGCGCATCTCTCGTACATCAAGCACGGCGTCGCGGTCGAGGAGTGGTACACGGCCCAGGATGACCTCGTCTGCATCGACTGCGGGCAACTCGACGGCCAGAAGGTTCGGACGTCGGACCCGTTTCTGGAGGCGGGTACGCAGTTGTCGAGTTCAGTTCTGCCGTGGAACATCGAGCACCCCCCCCTGCATCCCCGCTGTCGCTGCGTCCTGCTGCCGGTGCTGACAGCAGAAATGTGATTGTGAGAAGCGGCGTCTGTGCCGATAGAATAAGTGACGATGAGAAACGGATGGAGGCCGTATGCCGCTGCCGACGCCGACAGAGGGCGAAGCCGAACGGGAGTTCATTGATCGCTGCATGAGCAGCGACGTGATGGAGGACGAATATTCCGACAGCGCGCAGCGGCTGGCGGTCTGCTATTCTCAGTGGCGTCGTTATCGAGAAAAGGACGAAGACATGGCACACGAGTCGAGCCGCGACGAGTTGGAAGGCAAAGCGCTGACGCACAACAGCACGCTTGCCGAGAACGAACCGGCGTGGAGCAAGATCGACAAGAGCAAGCTCCCGCGCCAGGCGTTCGCGGACATGGGGGAAGAGGGCAAGCGCAGTACGTGGCGTTATCCGCACCACTGGGTGCGGGGCGACACGATGTACCTGCACAAGGGCGGGCTGCAAGCCGCTCTCGCTGCGGCGCACGGCGCGCGCACGGGCAGGCGCGAGTCCGATCCGAAGGTGCTCGCCCACCTGAACAAGCACGCGGAGGCCATCGGGCTGGAATCGGCGTCGAAGTCGCAGGTATCAGGTATCGCGGATGACATCGGCGACCTGGACATGGTTGCCGTGCCTCGGATACCGGACAAGCACGCCCGCCGGTCGTTTTCGCCTAGCGATGCGGAACTGTTGGCGAAGGCGAAGGTCGGGAAGCGCGGCGACCCCGGGTTCATCGAGGGCTACGCCGCGGTCTGGAACGAAGTTGACCTCGACAAGGAGGTCATGCGGAAGGGCGCGTTCGCCAAGAGCATCGAGGAGCGGGTTGCCGCGGGCAAGGTGAAGCTGATGGTCAAGCACTACGCACACGGGGGCGATGCGCTGGAAGTCATCGGCACGGTGACCGAGATGCGCGAGGACGAGCACGGCTTGTGGTTCCACGCCAAGCTGTCGAGCGACGAGTTGGCCCAGCGGATTCGGGTGAAGGTCATCGAAGGCCACATCGATGGATGCAGCATCGGCTTCCTGCCCGTGCGGTGGGACTTCATGACGCTCGACGATGGCAGTCAGGTTCTTGAGCACCTCGAATGCAAGGCCTACGAAGTGACGCTGACGGTGAAGCCAGTGATGCCGTTGGCGGTGATCACGGGCGCGAAGTCCATCGAGGCCGCGCCCAGGGTCATCGCGGGCGCACTCGACATGTTGAATGCAGACCTGGACGCCGACGCACCTGCTGAGGAAGCGGGCCGCGTGCTCCAGGAGAAGCTAGGCGGTGTGGAGTCCGCCGAGATGCTCGGCAAGGCGGCGCAGACGCTGGCCGAGCGGATTCAGGTGATGCTTGACGCTGTGGAGATGCCGGGCGACACCTCGCCAGCCAGCGGGGCCGACGTCCACGCGATGCAGCAGGCAGTGATGGAGCGGCGGCGTCGGCTGCTCGCCTCCATCGCAAACGAGTGAGGAGAGAAGACGGATGACGGCGAAAGAATTGGCAGAGCGCATGAAAGCTTTGCTTGCGGAGATGGACACGGCGACCGCTGAGATCGCGAAGGCGAAGGAGGCGGGCGACGAGGAGAAGGCCAAGTCGTTCGAGGAGGTCTACCAGGCCAAGGCGGCGGAGTTCGACAACTGCGAGAAGCAGCGCGACGAACTGAAGCGCCAGATGGCGCGTGTCGAGGCGCAGCGCGAGGTCGAGAAGTTGGCCGCGAAGAGCGTCGAGACGCTGACGCCGCCCGAGGACGAGGAGCCGACGCCTGCGAAGAAGTTGCACGCGAAGGCCATCGACCACGATGCCGACCTGACGGAACAGGCGAAGCCGTTCCTCGACTGGATTCGCGGGAAGAGCATCGAGGACTTCGGCGGTCGGGAGCGCGAGCTGCTCACGCCCAAGAGCGAGCGGCTTCGGATCGGCAAGGCCCAGGGGTCGGTGCTGATCCCGACTCGCCTGCGGTGCGCGATCCTCGGCCCGAAGTACGCGAAGGCGTTCGGGCTGACGGACGAGCTCTACTCGGCGAAGGTCATGCTGTCGAGCGACGCCACCGCCGGGACGAGCATGGCGTCCTACCTCGTGCCCCCGGACTTCCGGCCGCAGCTTCAGATGCTGCCCTTCGACATGCCGAGCATTTTCGACCGGGTGACCCTCGTGCCCGCGCCGACCGGCACAATCACGTGGCCTGCATTGGCGCAGACGGACGCGAACGAGTTCGGCGGAGTCGCCTTCGAGTGGCTGGGCGAGGGTGCGCCGAAGCCGGAAACCGAGCCGACGTTCGACCAGCGCGAGATCGTCACGCACGAGCTCGCGGGCTACACCGAACTGTCGGAGCGGCTTCTGTCGCGGTCGGCCGTTCAGTTGGAGTCGCTGCTCTCGACGCTGTTCCGGGCGGGGATGGTCTACACGCTCGACAACGTCATCTACAACGGCACGGGCGTGGGCCAGCCCACGGGCATCATCCCGTCGGCGATCCGCTGGGTGGCGCGCGGGAACGCGAACCAGGTGACGTATGCCGACCTCGTGCGGCTGAAGCACCTGGTGAAGGCCGTGCATCGGGCCGGCGCGATGTTCTTCCTCGGCGACGATGTCGAGGAGTCGCTGGAGATGGCGGTCGATACGCTCGGCCGTCCCCTCTTCCGCGAGAGCATGGCGAACGGGGCCTACGACCGGTTGGCGGGCGTGCCCTACATCGTCGGGTACAACCTCCAGCCGCTCGGCACGCGCGGCGACATCATCTTCGGCAACCCGCGGCACTACGTGCTGGGGATGGAGGAGGAGATCACGCTGGCGCGGTCGGAGCACGCGCAGTTCAGGCGGAACCGCATCGCGTACAAGATCTTCGCCGTTGTGGGCGGTCGCCCGATGCAGCTGCGTGCGTTCTCCATTCTCGACGAGCAGGAGAGCTAGCGCCGCCGCATAGCGGAGTTATCAAGGGCGTAGGGGTGTCGCCGCGTGGCGGCGGCACCCCGCTGCCCTGCCTTGCCAGCAGGCAGGTCGCTGTGCGGAGGGTTAGCGATGGGCCGCTATCGAGCGCTCCGGGCGTTTGACCTCAAAGGCCCGTTGGCCGGTCAGGTTCGGCGAATCGAGTCGGGCCAGATCGTCGAAATCATCGTCCAGGATGACGTGCGCCGTCTGCTCGCCGGGGGGTTCGTCTGCGACCTCTACGCCAATTTCCGCGCGCCCTACGAGGGCAAGGCGCAGGCGACAGCGGTGATCCCCGACATGCTGGCCGGCCGTCGCCGCGTGGTGGTCTGGATGCCCATACGCGGCTACTACTCCGGCGGGCGGATTCATATTTTCCAATACGCATGGGCGCTGGCCGAGCTCGGCAACCACGTGCTCATCGCGGGCGAGCGGAAGCCGGTCTGGTGGAACGACTATCCCAGGCAGGAGCGCCTGACGTTCGTCGCGGGCGAGCCACGGCTGGTGCCGGACGTTGATCTCGTCGTTGTGGACGGCAAGAACCCGGTGGCGGCGAAGGGCCTGAAGTTCGCGCGCGAACGCGGGGTGCCGCTGGTGATATGGAACTTCGAGACCCCGAACTGGTTCGGCAAGTTCCGGCCCGACCTGGTGCACAAGATTCGCTACCACGACGACTACAAGAACGTGTTCAGACAGGCCGACTTGGCGATAGCGAACAGCGCCGAGTCGGCGAGGTATCTCCGCGAGTGGATCGGGCAGGATACCCCGCCCATCGCGGTGCTACGGCCCGCGGTCAACACGCACGCGAACGGACAGCGGCCAGCGATGCCGCGTGAGTTGCAGGGGCGGCGGTACGCGCTGATAAGCGGGCGGGCGGACAGGTACAAGAACCAGGCGGTGTCTGTGAAGGCGGTGAAAACGTTCGACGGCCAGTGCGACCTCGTCTGCGTGGGCGGGAATCCGCATCTGCGGGGAGACGACCGGCACCGGATTCACGCATACAGCGGGATTCCCGACGCGCAGAAGTTCGAGTTGATGCGCAACGCGGCGGTCGTCTTGGCCCCGTCGGATTTCGAGGGGTTCGGGATGGTGCCCGCGGAGGCCCTGTCGGTCGGTACGCGGGTGCTCGTCTACGACCTGCCGGTTCTGCGGCAGGAGTACGGGAACCGGCTCAGTTACGTCGAGCGGGGCAACGTCGAGGCGTTCTGCAAGAAGGCGCACGAGATGATAGCGAAGTCCGGTCGCGCTCCGAAGGCATCGGTTACGTGGGCCAACAAGCGCCTCGGTCTGCAAGCGCTGCTCGATGCGGTCAACCGGACGCCGCTCCATCAGTCTACGACCTGCCGCATTTCGGCCCTGATGAATGCGTATGCCTGCGAACGCACGGTCGGGTTCGCGCTGCGGGCCGTCTATCCGCACGTACACCAGATTATCATCGCCTACGGGCGCGAGGAGCGGTTCGAGTGGCCCGCAGACGGTACGCTGGAGATTCTGAAGAACTTCCCCGACCCCGACGGCAAGATCACGCTGATAGAGCGCGACGTATGGAATGGCCAACACAAGGACTCGGCTCGGAAGGCGATGCGGCTGGCCTGCTGCGAGCACATCACCGGCAACTACGCGATGATTCTCGACGCGGACGAGATTTGGGTCGGGCTCGAGCACATGATCAGGGCCATCGAGGCGGGGAAGATACGCGGCGGGTGTCCCCTGGCGGTTACGTTCTGGCACGACGAGCGGCACCATGTGGTATCGCGCGAACTGGCGCGCTGG